CGAGCAGCTATCGTTTCCCCATTAACCCACGTTCCTTTCATCCTTCGCTCTCTCTCCTTTGTCCAGTTACAGACGAACCCTACGGTTACCACGATGTGGCGCTTACAAGGGACGATTTCCCAAAGCCGCTTGCCCAAGATGGCAACATCATCCTCTCCTTAGGTCACCGACCGCTTTCCTAGATTCGGTTATGAACGCGACGAGGTCTTATCATCCTCGGGTTTCCCCTAGATTTTCGCCCCGTTATTGCCCGGCTATTACTTATGCCGAAAATGACGACCGTTAAATGGTGGTCCTCTGCCAACGCACTCCCTAATACTAATATACTTGCGGCCATACCGTAGATCGGAATCTGCCCCACCCTATAGGCCCAGGCCCTATTACGGTCTATATGATCCGTCCTGCCCTGAGACTCAGTCGAGTTCACTCCGGAATCCATTCACGAGTATGGATCCTCAACGACATTCGCTTACCCTCCCAACGGGAGTTGGCACCCCTCAATCCTTCAAGGAAACCAGCAGGATGCCTGCCCCTGTCTCCTCCACTCTCCAGTCTGGCCTACTTCCGCGCTCGTAAAAACGAGAGTAACAGTAGAGTCGCGCGGGTTTCGGTCTTCCGCCCATTCGGCGCTCCCTTAACGAAACGGGAGAAGTCCGGGTGCCGAACCCTTTAATCTCTGGTCGTGGTCGAAAATCCACTCGTTCCAGATCTTTCCAGGTCTTCACCTCTTTGTCATTTCTTTCGGACCTGCCTTCATTAAACAATTCAATGTTGAAGGCCACCGCATCCCCCCATGTTGGCCGCTCAGCAGAAAGGCACCACCGATCCTCAGCATCGGCGGACTTCGGGTACTTATAGTATCTTCCCCGAGCGAGTTTATTCTCCAACTGATTGACAGCCCTCAGCCTGAGGTCCATCCCCATAGAGGATGGAAGAAGTTTCTTTTTATCACCCCACGTAGCCTTAATGCACGACTCTTGCCACTTAGGTCCTGCGTTGACGCAGGCAGTGGCCAAGTGTAATAGACCCGCAGGACTGGAATCCCCAACCCCCCGCCTTAATCCCTGTACCTTGACCCACTTCCTCTGACCGATCCTTAGGAATTGTGTAGAGTTGATCTCGACAAAACCTTTAGATCGGGCGGTCTTCTTGTTATTGAGCATAGCCCAATCCGGATAATCCCTATCTTCGATAGGGCGACTCGACCCGATGGCGCAGTCGTCTCCGTTAACCAAGATTCCCGCTTGCGGATCGAATCTCGTAGCCCACCTGGCTGCGATATAAGATTGCAAACAGAGGAGGGGAAAAGAAAGGTACGTCCCCATCATCTGACCATGGTTTACAAACCTCCCGGATCCGCCGTTGTTGTAGGCTCTTTTAGAGAAAGCCAACGGCGTGAGAGACTCACTAGCCATAGCCCTTATGGCCCCCGGGACAAATTGAGCCTTGGAAAGAGCGGCACCGAGAACAATCTCTGCGACGTCGAGACGAAGATTGTCCGTCGCACTAACGAGATCTACCGATGTCATCCACTCTTTATCACCCATCACCTTCGCTATTCTACCCTTAGTAGGTGGGCCCCTCAAACACCACTCTTTAGAAGCCAGAAACTGGTAGAGTGTCTTGTGTAGGGGGCCCAAAAGATCGTAATCTGCTGAGGGTATTCCTAACGGCCTAACTTTTCCCACAGACGGGACTTCCGAGTATCTGAGCTGGAACCCAGATCTCTTAATCGGTTTACCTCCAAAGACCTCTCTAAAGAACGAGAGACGATCTGAGGAGTTGGACCAAAAAGAAGAACCCTTCTCTCCGTCGGCGCGACCGCTCTCCTTGGGGACAAAGGACCAGCAGAAACTTTCGTAACTGCGATCCCATCCGAACTGGAAGATGCGCTTAGTCTCGCGACGGGCAAACTGAAGATATTCAGGAGAAGAGACAACAGGAGACGGGCGACTCGCATTATCGACCCATTTATTAAATCCCGAAGGAGGCCGGTGCCTCCGACAACACTCATTTGACAATCCCCTTTTCATAGAGGCGAGTGAGGCCGCGAATGCCCACCGG